AAAAAGCGCAAGTTGGCATTGCCTGACGATCTTGTCGTGGCAGTGTCTTCAGGCACAACGCTTGCCCCGGAGAGTGATCCCCGGCCAGCAGTGTTGCAAATCGGGAAGCAGTTAACTGCAGCCCTTTCTAAAATCAACTAAGGACTTAAAAATGAGTTTAGTAACCTTCTCTAAAGCAAATCTCCCCGCCGTTAGTACGTTAGCAACATCGTTGCGAACAATCCAATCCGAAGTAGGCCCTGCTGGCGTTGTCATCTTAAAGATGGACAAGACCGGTCACTGGGTATTTGGCGCGGATCAAACCGAAGTCGAAGACGACTCTCTGTGGGCCATCAATCCTTTCTCTTTTGTCCACGGCTTTATCGCCTGGGGCGACGGCGAAGTGCTTGGTGAAAAGATGGCCAGCGTAAGCCAGCCATTGCCTGAATTGGATGAGGCTCCACCTCAAGCCAAGAAAGGTTGGGAGTCACAAGTTGGCATGTCTTTGAAATGCATATCTGGTGACGACAAAGGAATGGAAGCGCGCTACACCACTACTTCAGTAGGCGGTAAGCGCTCAGTTCAAACGCTCGCAGTGGCATTGGCTGATCAGGTCGAAAAAGACCAGAACAAACCAGTGGCCGTTGTGCGTTTGAAGAAAGACCATTACGCGCATAAGTCTTACGGCAAAATCTACACGCCAGTGTTTGAGATTGTCGAATGGATTTCTATGGACGCAGATGCCACCGACGTAAAAGTCGAGGAAGAAGCGGAGCAACCTAAACGTCGTCGTCGGGCTAGCTGATGACTCTTTGGGTTGACTTTGAAACCCGTAGCGCCTGCGACCTAAAAGCCGCAGGCGTTTACAACTACGCACAAGACGCAAGTACCGAAGTGCTTTGTATGTCTTACGCCTTTGACGATAGCGACGTGCAAACTTGGCTGCCCAATCAGCCATTTCCTGCCGCCGTAGCCCAGCACACCGGTTTGATCTGCGCTCACAACGCCGCGTTTGAGCGCCTGATCTTTTGGTACGTGCTACAAATGAATTTCAAGCTGGAGCAGTTCTACTGCACAGCAGCACAGGCTCGCGCCAATTGCGCGCCCGGCTCACTAGAAGACGTTGGCCGCTTTGCTGGCGCGTCTATGAAGAAGGATCATCGCGGCGCGCAGTTGATTCGCTTGTTGTCTATCCCGCAGGCCAATGGCACGTTCAGGCAAGACCCTGATCTTATGTCTGAGATGGTCGCCTACTGTGAGCAGGATGTGCGAGCTATGCGCGCTATTAGTCTAGGTATGCGGCCATTGAGTGAAGAAGAATTGGCCGACTACCACGTCAACGAACGTATTAACGATCGCGGCGTCATGGTGGATGTGCCGCTGTGCCAAGCTGCAGTTAAATTCGCCAGCGATGAAATGATCGAGATTGAGCAAATCGTGGCCGAAGTAACCGAAGGCGCGATCACTAGTGTGCGCTCACCTAAAATGCGTCAATGGGTGATTGATCGTGTAGGCCCGCAGGCACTAAAACTGATGGAGTCGCATAAAGACGGCGAGAAAAAATATTCTATTGACAAAACAGTGCGGGCTAATTTGCTTGCGTTGGCAGAGGAGAACGATGATGAGATACCGCCCGCTGTTGCCGAGGTTATACAGTGCGCCGATGACCTATGGGCGTCGTCGGTTGCTAAGTTCAGCCGCCTTGCAGCGCTTGCAGATGAAGAAGACGCCCGCGTACGTGGTGCCTTCGTTTTCGCCGGTGGGTCGGCTACTGGCAGAGCGTCAAGCTATGGAGCCCAAGTTCATAACTTCGCCCGTAAGTGCGCTGCCGAGCCCGACGCAGTCCGTAATGCTATGGTCAGAGGCCACACAATTGTCCCCAAGTACGGCGAACGCGTCACTGATGTTCTCAAAGGAATGCTCCGACCAGCACTCATACCCGCCGCCGGGAACCATTTGGTGGTTGCCGACTGGTCGGCAATCGAAGCGCGAGTAAACCCGTGGTTATCTAACTGCTATGCCGGCGAACGCAAACTAGAAATCTTTGCCAAGGGTGAGGACGTTTACAAGGTCAACGCGGCTGCAACGTTTGGCGTGGCGATAGACGCGGTAGACGATCACCAGCGGCAGATCGGCAAGGTGCAAGAGTTGGCCTGCGGCTTTGCCGGCAGCATTGGCGCCTTCGCAGCCATGGGACGTATCTACAAAGTGTATTTGCCTGAGTCAGATGCCAGGCGCATGGTGGACGCATGGCGCAGGGCTAACGCTTGGTCAGTGCCGTACTGGCAAAAGCTAGAAGAATCCTACACGCGGGCCATGCGAAACAAAGGCCATGAGTTCCCCGTCGGCCGTATAACGTACATGTTTGACGGGCAACATTTGTGGTACATGTTGCCTTCTGGCCGTGTGCTTTGCTATCCGTACGCAAGACTAGAAGAAGATGGGATAACCTATGCCAAGGCGGCATGGAAACCCGCAGCGGATGCAAAAGAATGGCCACGCGCGCGGCTTTGGAAAGGTTTGGCGTGCGAGAATATCACCCAGGCAGTGGCCAACGATTTGTTGCGACACTCCCTGCGCCAATTGGATGATGTAGTGCTGCATGTTCACGATGAAATCGTGCTAGAAAGTGCTGATCCAGTGGAAGCCGCCGCAAGGCTAGAGAGGGTAATGTGTACGCCGCCTGCATGGGCCAAGGGTTTGCCCCTTGCTGCCGGTGTGTCGGTTATGACAAGATATGGAAAGTAAAAAGCCGCCTGGCCGGGCGGCTTTTCTGTCAACAAGGAGATGACGTGGAGTTTTTAGATTATATCTGCAACCTAGCCCCAGAGGGCGAAACACCTTTAATAGTACGACAAAAACCACAGTTGAGAAACGGCGAAGTGCAGTTCCATGCAGATGGCGCCATTGTCGCAACGTGGCCGTCGTATCTGCCGACCAAGCAAAAACCCAAAGAAGGTCAAGCGTGGTATGTGAACACCGGCAGCTTTATTGTCGACCGATTTAAAGATGGAAAACCTAGCGCGTCCAAAGACAATATTGAGTTTGTACTTTGCCTGATGTTGGATGATATCGGGACCAAGTCTAAAGAGCCGCCACTAGCGCCGACGTGGAAGATCGAATCGTCACCTGGTAATTTTCAGTGGGGCTACGCATTTAGCGAACAACCATCCAAGGCCGCGTTTGTTGCTGCGGTCGACGCAATCGCAGAGGCTGGCTACACCGACCCAGGCGCGCGCAATCCGGTTCGCAACTTTCGACTGCCCGGCTCTGTAAACCTAAAACCTACAGCAGGCGGCTTTGTTAGCCGGTTAGTTGAATTCAACCCAGAACGCGAGTACACCCTGCAGGAAATCTGCGACACTCTAGGTGTCATCCCTAAACCGGAGCAAGGGGACACTTTACGCCCGATTAAGATGGCCGACGATGGTAACGACGATGTTTTACGTTGGCTATCGGATAACAGTTTGCTATTGTCAAAACCTAATGCGCTAGGCTGGGCCGGCGTCATTTGCCCTAACAGCGCGCAGCATAGCGACGGCAACCCTGAAGGGCGCTACATGCCGGCAACCCGTGCATATTGCTGCTACCACGGCCACTGCCAAGAACTAAACTCCCACACGTTCCTAGAATGGGTGGCCGACAACGGCGGCCCAAAACGTACGCCAGGGTTGCGCGATGAACTCTTAACCCAAGCTATGGATCAGGCGTTATCGAAACTCACGCCAACCGACATGTTCAAAGACGACGCTGCCGCGATCGTTGCTGAAACTGAACGCAAGGAGCTAGGCCGCATAGAAAAATCTGAATGGTGGGACCGGTTTGCCTACATCCAAGAAGACGACGCCTATTTTGATATGCAAGACCGGCGCGAACTGGCGCGTGGCACCTTCAACGCATTGTTTAGGCACATCGGCTGCAAGTCGATTCACAACGGCCGCAAAATCGAGGCGTCTTATTCCTTTGACGAAAACCGGCAAACCAAAGGCGCCAAGGCGTTAGTCGGCATCACCTACGCCGCAGGGTCATCGGTATTAGTCGTGCGCGACGGGCAAACCTACGGCAACCGCTGGCGCGATGCTAGACCTAAACCCGTGCCAGGTGACGTTACGCCATGGCTGCGACACGTCGAGCGCATGGTGCCTGAATCGTTCGAGCGTGAGCACTTACTTAACGCGCTCGCGCATAAGGTCCAATTCCCTACGCACAAAATAAACCACGCGATCCTAATGGGCGGCAACCATGGATCGGGCAAAGATACGTTATTCGCGCCGTTCTTTTGGGCCATCGGAGGCGAGGCCAAGCACAATTGTTCGCTAGTCAAAAACGAAGATCTAAACTCGCAGTGGGGCTACGCGCTTGAATGCGAAGTTATGGAAATAGCCGAGTTACGCCAAGCTGAAGCCAAGGACCGGCGCGCGCTAGAAAATACCTTAAAGCCAATCATCGCCGCGCCGCCTGAGTTATTGACAATCAACCGCAAGGGCTTGCACCCGTACTATGCACTAAACCGCGTTTTTGTTGTCGCGTTTTCAAACGAACGCGTGGCCATATCGCTGCCAAGCGAAGATCGCCGGTGGTTTGTATTGTGGGCGGAGGCGTCAAAGCTAAACGAAGCGCAGGCAACGGCTTTGTGGAACTGGTACCAAAGACAAGGCGGCTTTGCTGCAGTGGCTGATTACTTACATAAACGCGACGTAAGCGCCTGGAATCCATCGGCGCCGCCGCCAATGACCGAAGCCAAGGCCATAATGATCGAGCACGGCATGAGCACATCGGAGGCTTTTCTTGTCGACCTAATACGCAGGCGCTCCGGTGAATTCTCGCGCGGCGTGGTCGGCGCGCCCTTCCACGGACTATGCGACCGGCTGCAGGGCCAGGCGCCAACCGGCGCCAAGATAGTGCAAGGCGCGTTACTACACGCGCTAAAAGAAGCCGGCTGGATCGACATGGGCCGCATTAAATCGCGCGAGCACGACAACCGAAAGCATGTATTTTGCGCGCCTGACATGGCCGGCATGTCAAAATCGGAACTGCGGCGCATGGTCGAGACAACATAAAAAAAGGCCCCTTTCGGGGCCGTTTTATTTTTTACGCCTGCCTAGAATCAACTGCAGGGCGTAAGCTGCTAGGGCATACCACATAAGCCGGCCCTCCGCATGGCGTCAGCTTTGCACTGCTCGACCTGGTCATCAGTTAAACCCTGCGCGAATTCTTCCGCCATGTCGGCGCACTGTTGCGCGGCTTTCGCGTCCGGCGCTGTGAGCGCCAACACCAGCGCCGCCGTCACGCGCTCGCTGCTAGTACTAAGGGCAGGCGGCGCGAAGGGCCGTAACGCATCCTGCAAAATTTTAGGTATGTTATTCATTGTCGGCCGCCTCGCTGTAGCTGTCTTCACCGACCGGCGCCAGGCATGGCAGCTCGCGCAGCTGGTCCCAAGCTACCGGCAGCAAATGCTTTGCATGGTTCAAGCGCTCATAAGCGCCGACATAGTCGGCCGTGCTCATGTCGGCAAAATAAACCGGGTAAAACCGGCGTTCTGGTCCCTTAGACTTTACGCGCTTGTGTTTACCGGTGCATTTGGCATGGTGCGCGAACATGTCGCGGTCGTCGCGCACTACATATCGCGTTTTTCCTATCGTTATCGTTTGCATGTTTAAACCCTCCAAATAAATAAATCAAGCGCTAGCACGGCCAGCGCGGCCAAATAAATAAAAATTGTGATGTGTCTCATAGATTCCCTAGAAAATAATTGTCAAAATCAAATACGGCCACATAAAACCCGCGCGGGCCAGCTTGGACCACGTAGCGCCAGGCGTCCGCGTCCTGCAGCGCCAAGCTATCGGCCAGCGCCTGCGCGGCGGCTTTAGTTGTGTAATAGGTCATCTTATAAACCTCGCGTGTAGGTCCTGCGCGGTCGCGTGGTGGGCCAGCATGTCGCGCAAAATAGCGTGGCGCGCGTCGCGGTGTTCGCGTGCTCGCGCGGTCGGTTTTAGCCGGCCATATGTCGCCCGGATAACGTCGCGGTTGCCGGCCCATACCGGCAGCTTTAGCCTTAGATAAGTACTAAACATAGTGGCCCTTTATATTGTGCAGCAGCCGCAGCATGGCGCGTCGATACAACGGCCGCGCGCGTTACGTGTAAACGTGCGATATCGGCCCTGGTCGTTTAACGTGATAGTGTTTATTTCCGGCGCGTCGTCTTCACACGTTATGTAGGCCGTGCGCGTGGCCGTGTCGTATGCTATCTCGTCGCCTGGCCGTATCGGCGCGCCGGTGCGGCTGCAGCGGCCAGGGTATTTTGCTCGCATAATTTTAATCATTGTGTGGCCTTTTCTTTTAACCAAATTTGTGCCGTGGGCGTGTCTATCCACACGCGATCAACGGCGCCGTTTTTATACATGCCGCATAATTCGGCGTGGTTTTCCGCGTCGGTTACGTTTTCAAACGTCAATTCCCACGCGTGATTATTTTTAAATATCCAATGCAATGTGATCATGTTTTTACTTTCGTTTACTGTTACCGGGCAGAATTACCCGCGCCTAGCCGCTGCGACGGCCAAGCACTGAAAATCTACGCGGCCAGCTTAATATCAATGACCCGGCGGCGCGTGCCGTGGGCAGGAAAGCCGACAATGGCCGCGCGTTGACGTTGACATAATTGGCAGCTTGCACATGTCACGTCGTCGCGTTGTGTGGCCGGGCATATAACGACCGGCCGGCCTGCCGGCGTCGTTGTGTTTTTGGTTTGCGTGCTAGGCAGCACAACGACCACCGGACCGGCCGCGTGGTCGGCGAGCCGGTCGGCGTCGTGTATGTCATTGGCGCTTAGGTTAACTGTAAACCCCCAAGCATTTGCGTGCCGGATCCAATTAATACTCGCGGCGTCGCGGTGGTGCGTGTATGTAAAGCCGCGCCGGCCAATATTGGCAGCGACCAATTGGCCAAGCTTGGCGGCGTCGATTGTGCCGTCGGCTTTCGGCAGGTCGCCTGCCTGGTTGTGCCGCCATAGCTGGCCGGCCGGTAGCTGCGCGACCATGTCGACGAACGTGGTCCAATCAGTGCCGCGCGTGCCGGCGCCTACAGCGCGCCAGTGCAGCGCGAGCGGCCCGCTGGCCGCGTAGCATTCTTTTTTTAGCTTGCAATCATCCGGGCAGCTTTCCGGTTCCGTGGTCGATACCGGTATCGGCCCGGTTTTCGCGTTCGCGCTTTTTAGTGTCATGTGTACTTGCATGTTTTTACTTTCGTGTAGTTGAGTTGATTTTGTGGCCAGGCGTCGCGCCTGGCCGGTCCGGTTTAATAGTTGTATGCTTTCGCGCCCATGGCCAGCGCGGCGCGCTTTGCGTCGGTTTTACTTTGAAAATAATATTGTGCTATTACTGACTCGCCGGATAGGCCCGGCGCGTTATGAATTACTAGCTCCCACTTGGCGCCGGTGCGTTTTGCTGCGGTGAATATTGATGCGTACATAATTTGACTTTCGTGTAGTGGATGCCGGCGCGATCTTGCGCCGGTGAATATATTGTAAGGCTATTCCTTACGTTGTCAAGTCTTTTTTTTATAGGTACTTTCCCTAGTGCGTTGTGGGCCATGTGTGGGGCATGTGTGGACCATGTTTTTAGGCGACATGGCCCACACGCGGCGCCAATAAACATGCGGGTTATCGGCATTTGTGGGCCATGTGGACTATGTTTTTATTTTATCCATAAAATATATAATATATATACTATAGTATTACGGGAATTTTTATGGCCGCGTAATTTTGGTGAGAGGCCAGCGATTAAAAACGCGTGGCCACATGGCCCACATGGCCCACAAAATTGTAGAATGCGGCCATGGCCCGACCATGTAAGCCCGACACGTTGTTTTTTAAGCGCCGCCTGCAGCCGGCACAACGCGCCATTATTCGGGCCGCTGGCGCCGGTGATTTAAGCCGCGGGTTTAATGAGCTACTGGCTATTTATGCCCACTTGCACGCGATCGGATACCGGCCAGGCATGCGGCCGCATAATATAGGGTTAGTTCCAAATAGTGACGAATAAGAACCATTCGCATTACACTTTATGCACAATGGCCGCTGGCCGCTCACTGCCGGCCCGATCGCTGGCCGGTCCATGGCCGTGTAGCTGGCCGCTGCCGGCGCCTGCCTGCCGGCCGTTTAGCCGGCTTGCTGCCGGTCCGAATTTTCCGGCCACATGGCCCACATGGCCCACATGGCGCGCCTGGCTGCCGGCCGCCTGCCGCTGGCCGTGCGGCGCCTGGCCGCCTGCCGCGCGGAATAGTTGACACGGGGGGAGGGGTATTGGCTTTGACGAAACTTTTGCGGGAGCCACCAACCCACATAAAAAGGAAAATGGAGTTATAGTACGCAGCTATGAGTTATAGGCCACCAAAAGTACTGCCAAAGACTGACTATCAAAAAGTTAAAGAACTCAAAGAGTTAATGCTGAAGTCAGGCGGCAAACAGGTAGCGCAAAAAGTCATTGACATTGCGCTAAACGATGAGCATCCCGGACAGATGGCAGCGCTAAAGATGTGTATGGATCGGACGCTGCCGGTCAGCATGTTTGAAAAAGACAAAGCGCAACGCGGCGCAGTGACAATCAACATCACTGGAATTGGTGCTACCACCATGGTAGAAGATATAACAGATATAGAACCAAAAGATGAGTGAACTTAACTTTAGCCTACTGCCCTGGCAGCAAGAAGTGTTTACAGACGACACGCGGTTCAAAGTTATAGCAGCTGGACGAAGGTGCGGTAAGTCGAGATTGGCCGCTACTACTTTACTTATTGAGGCACTGCGTTGTCCGGTTGGCAGCGCGGTGTTATACGTTGCCCCTACAAACGGCCAAGCTAGGCAAATTATCTGGGACGTCTTAATGGAGTTAGGGCGAGAGGTGATTCAGTCTAGCCATATTAATAATCAAAACATCATTACTATTAACGGCGCCAGTATTTATGTTCGAGGTGCAGACCGCCCAGATACTCTGCGTGGAGTCTCTTTGACCTACGCTGTTCTTGACGAGGTGGCAGACATTAAGCCAGAGGCATGGGAGCAAGTTATCAGGGCTTCTTTGTCAGACAAGAAGGGCAGAGCGATGTTCATTGGCACTCCCAAGGGGAGAAACTGGTTCTATGACCTCTACAAATTGGGTAATGAGGAGAGCGATCCTGATTGGAAGTCTTGGCATTTCACTACCAAAGACAATCCCTTGATTGACCCAGTAGAGATTGAATCTGCCAAGAAGACCTTATCGACCTTTGCTTTCAAGCAAGAGTACATGGCATCCTTCACCAATGCTGGTAGCAATATCTTCAAGGAAGAGTGGTTGAAGTTTGGCGAAGAGCCTCAGTATGGGAGTTACTACATTGCGTGTGACTTGGCTGGGTTTGAAGAGGTGGCAAAACAGGCGGCTAACTCGAAGAAGAGGTTGGATCAGACGGCTATTGCGGTGGTGAAGGTGACGGATGAGGGAAAGTGGTTTGTCAAAGAGATTGTGTATGGGAGATGGGATATACGGGAGACAGCATCTACCATCCTGTTGAAGATGAGGGATTACAGACCTTTGGCGGTTGGGATAGAGAGGGGGGCGTTAAAAAATGCGGTTCTGCCCTACCTTAGTGACTTGATGCGTAAAAATAATGTATATTCGCACATAGTTGATTTGACGCATGGTAATAGGAAAAAGGCTGACAGGATTATCTGGAGTCTCCAAGGTCGGTTTGAGCATGGGCGCATTATTCTTAATTCTGAAGAGGATTGGGATGAGTTCAAGGATCAGTTGTTGCTGTTCCCAGCACAAGGGGTGCATGATGACCTACCAGATGCGTTGAGTTACATAGATCAGTTAGCGGTCACCTCTTACTTTGAAGATGTACAAGAAGATGAGTGGGAGCCTGTGGACATAATAAGTGGGGTTTAAATGGCAACAGACAAAGAAGTAAAGATCGAAGACCAAGGCAGTTATGACGAGCCTACGCAGTCTGACAAAGACCTAGTTGCTTTTGTTGTTGACCATTGCGACAGATGGCGTGACTATCGAGATACCAACTATCTGCCCTCTTACCTTGAGTATGAGCGCATCTTTCGTGGCGAGTGGGCGGCAGAGGACAAGACCCGTGAGTCTGAGCGTTCACGCATAGTCACCCCAGCCACGCAACAAGCGGTTGAGACTCGCCATGCGGAGATCATGGAAGCGATCTTTGGGCAAGGTGACTTCTTTGACATTGAAGACAACATCCAAGATGTCAATGGCAACCCCATTGATGTGGAGATGATCAAGGCACAACTGACTGAAGACTTCAAGAAAGACAAGATCAGAAAGAGCATTGACCAAATTGAGTTGATGGCTGAGATTTATGGCACAGGTATTGGCGAGATCATTGTCAAGACTGAGAAGGAGTATGTGCCTTCCACCCAACCGATACCCAATATGCAAGGGCAAGCGGCGATTGGGGTGCTAGAGAGAGACAGAATTGGTGTCAAGATCATGCCTGTCAACCCAAAGAACTTCTTGTTCGACCCCAACGGAACGAGCATTGATGACTGTCTTGGAGTTGCAATAGAGAAATATGTGTCGATTCACAAGATTGTGCAAGGCATTGAGTCTGGTATTTATAGGAAGGTCAACATCACCACCTCTGGCGATGATTCCAACCTTGAACCTACGCAAGAAGTCTCCCAATACCAAGATGACAAGGTGCTTTTGCTCACCTACTATGGCTTAGTGCCAAGGGAGTTTCTTGAGAATTTAGAGGAAAACAAGGAAATTGTTGACCTGTTTCCTGATAACTCTGAGGCAGAAGAGTATGCAGACTTGGTAGAAGCCATTGTGGTGATTGCCAACGATGACCAACTCTTGAAAGCAGAAGCCAATCCTTACATGATGAAGGACAGACCTGTTTTAAGTTACCAAGATGACACAGTTCCAAACAGATTGTTGGGCAGAGGCACAGTTGAGAAGGCGTTCAATATGCAAAAGGCTATTGACGCACAGACTAGAAGCCACCTTGACTCCTTGGCGCTGACAACTTCTCCCATGATTGCGATGGACGCGACCAGACTTCCAAGGGGAATGAAGTTTGAAGTGAAGCCTGGCAAGGCGATCCTCACCAATGGCGCACCTTCTGAGATTTTGTATCCTTTCAAGTTCGGTCAAACTGACCCCAACAACTTGGCTACTGCCAAAGACTTTGAGAGGATGCTCCTCCAAGCAACGGGAACACTTGATTCACAAGGCATGATCAGCAATGTTGCTCGTGATGGTGGTCAAGGCGGTATGTCTATGGCAGTTGCCTCTATCATCAAGAAGTACAAACGCACTTTGGTGAACTTTCAAGAGGATTTCTTGATCCCGTTTATCAAGAAGGCGGCGTTTCGCTATATGCAGTTTGACCCAGAACGCTATCCAAGCGTGGATATGAACTTCATACCGACAGCCACCCTTGGCATTATTGCTAGAGAGTACGAACAACAGCAGTTTATTGGGCTATTGCAGACACTTGGGCCAAACACTCCTGTCTTGCCTGTGATTCTCAAAGGAATTTTGGCTAATTCGAGTCTGTCCAACAGGATGGAATTGATTGCAATGCTTGATAAGATGGCTCAACCTGACCCACAAGCGCAACAAATGCAACAAGTGCAACAACAATTGGCACTCCAAGCGGCGCAAGCGCAGATTGCGGTCAACACTACTCAGGCAGAACAGAATCGTGCAGAGGCTCAGAAGTTAATGACTGAGGCGCAACTCATGCCACAAGAGGTGCAAGCCAAGATGAGTGCATCTTTGACCAAGAATCTGCCAAATGAGGCTGATGCCAACCAGAGAGAGTTTGACAAACGAGTCAAGATTGCTGATTTGATGCTCAAAGAGGCTGACATTAAGAATAAGAGCAAGATTGTTGAGTTACAGATGGCAGACAAG